CCTCAGTATTGCTTGTACAGCACAATCGACCCTATCCGGGTCGACTGTCTAGAAGAACACCACACCTGTGGTGTAATCTAGAATACACGGACCTCACGTTAAAGTAAGACCACCTCCCCACACGTACTTAGTTGGACGCCCGAACGGGCATGTTTTCACATGCATGTCCATGAAGCGCTGACAAAGGTACGGAACGCACTCGCTCGTAAACGCGAATGGTCTTGTCATCCAATCGCCTAACCCAATCATCCATCTTAACACAGGAGGAAAAATTCCCATGTCCCAATTCGAGATTGACATCTCGCCTTGGTTTCGAACAGTACTGTCTTAATAGTGCTTCGCATTCGCGATTAACAACACCGCGATCTGCTTCCACTGCTAAAACAGGCAGTCTAAACTGGTATGATTGAATATGACGGTTCCATCGCATATCAGCTCGACGAACTTTAGAAAAATCCGTCAAATCAACATGAAAAGGCGGGCGTTTGAAACCCGCAACAGGGAGCGTAGCGACGACGTATGGCGTATTAGGCCACTTAGCCGTGACATGATCCCTGATGAATCTGGCCGTATTCAACAAATCTTTTGAAAAGAGTTGTTCTTCGACCGACAGTAAAGATAAACGAGATTTCATCTCACTATCATTGGAGGAAAAGTTAGTATACTTTACGTATACTGGGGTTATATCATACCCTTTATAGGCATGACATCCACACGATTCACGGAAATGTGACTGTACAAAACTCTTGGTCTGATTTATTTTTAATCCAAACCTAGGTAGCCACTCGTAAACGAGAGGTACAAGAGAAGACGGTAAAATAACATCGTCTCCGTACACACTTATACGTTTACAAAAATCGTGTTTTTCGGAATTCGTCATGTCGCTAGTTAATATAATTGCACGTATAAGGAACAAGTGCAACAGCGACATGATGGGAAAACAAACAGCTGAACCCATGGGTGCAAACTTTTCAGTTTTGTATAAAACACCTTTGTGTCCAGCTCCAGCGGGCGGCTTCACGAATGTCGTGGAAACAGCCATCAGGGCCCTTTGTAAATCTGGAGTAAGCACAGTCATTTTTGCCACAAGTATCCTGGCTATACGATCTGATGCTTCCGATTCATCAATTGTCGCATCTCTGCGATCTACTGATGAAGCAAGCGCACGCTTCGCGTGCACACTCTGATCATCGAGTGGTAAAAATTTACTCAACGATCGTTTTATGGCCTTTGTTAGCAGCCGGCGTAAAGCCTGCTGCACATACTGTACTTCGTTGAATTCCTTACAAATTCCTCTCCACTTCTCATAAGTTTTTGGGACAGCGGAGTATACTGAATATGGTAAAGCTATACGATTTTCGTACAGCTGAAGGAAGGGACGCGACTGATCCACAAGGTCATAAGGATGTGAATAAAACCACTCCTCATAAGGAAACTCCTTATGAATCGATTCGAACAACACATGTGGCGCGTAGCGCATGTGTTTTGGGGTGTTCTCAACGGTTGATCCCGGACCAGGTCTGGGTACACAGTCATCGTCGTCCGTAGTTAAGTCGCGGGCAAATGACCACCATTGAGTCGCCATAGAAGCTATAATAGGCTCCAAGGCGGGATCATCAAAGTTAATCTTTGAGAGTCCCTTATCAACATCACAAAAACTGCCCCATTGTTTGAGGGCAATCTGTTCATCAGGCTGGCCGCGGAGTTTCTTACCGCATACACAAATATTGTACGTGTACATTAGGGCCTTTGCCTGGATTTCTGAGCTGTAGTTCGCTTCATTCGTGACGATTTCGGTTAATCGACGCAAAAACGTCGGTCGACCACCCCTAGTTTTAAAATAAGGGGAGAAAGTTACTTCACGCTTTTCTAACATGGATAGAAGGTTATCCATGTAGTGTGGTAGGACTCTTGTCACGAAGCTAAACCCCTCGTTACGCATTCTCTTTTTCAGAGTGATGCAATCACGAGTGTAGTCAGCAGAACCATACAGCAGTTCCAGAGAGTTGCGAGCGTCAGCAAGCAAAGAAATAATATAACCTTCGAAGAAAACTCGGAGATTCTTGCTAAGCTCTTTTTTATGTATACCCACCTCCCTCTCACTTTGAGAGGACGATAAGGCCTTACGGTTGGTTTGTTGGCTATTCTGGTTACGCATTTTTGCATAAACCTCCAGCCCACGACTACCGTTCCTGAATAAGGACCAATGGCTACATCAACGATTAAACTCGATTGATGAACTTGTCTCGCACGCTGGCCTCGGATAACGCGTCCAAAAGAATTAAAAGGGCGGTTTCCAGGGTTGTTATACCGTGCTCCTTGTGAGATACCATGGAGACGTTAAACGTTGCGTTTTTGAACGAGCCGTCATTGACTACGATGGGGAACTTAAGTTGTATAACCCCACGGTTGAGCGACGGATGGGACTCGTCATATTTACTTACCAGTTCGGACTGCTGATCATTTGCAGTTTGATCCAAATCCCTCGATGTCTGCACATAAGATTTTCCAATCTGTTTGGCATGCATAAAGGTGTAAGTAAGGTTGACGATCCCACCATTGGGAGAAAGAACAATTGGATCAGAAAAAGTAGGCATAGGTCTTGCCCTCCTTATATATAAACGAGGAACGTCCTCGGGCGCCCGATATTGGGATGTTTGGAGTCAAAAGATCAACACTTTTGCTAATGCAAGTATATTTTGCCGTTGACGCGTCGAAGGTAATTTGTACTTAGGTACAATTATACCTACCTTCGGCGGTGCCATAAGTTGGCGAGTATACCTGCTGCTGTAGAGGCTGTTAAGCATGTGCCACTTTTCATCTTTGAGCATTTCGCCATCGATGATACCACAGCATAAAGAACTGGATGCACGCATCATTGTGGAAGTTCCCGTATAACATAAAAGGGATTCACAATACTGCGTAAGATCAAGGTCGAGATTTTTGTCGACCTCGGTCAACTTCAGAGCTTTGGATATCTGCAGAAAATAATCCACGAGGAAACTGAAAGGTAACATATTCCAGAATTCCTCAGCTGTACCAGTTAAGCCCCAATACCTTGCAAATGCCTCCGATTGGTCATTAAGCGTATATGAATATCTATACGACAAAGATGCGGTCGCTTTAGCAAAAGACGACACCCTCAAGCCCAATGTTGGAACATACGCGTTATCTTCAACGATGACGTTAGTATGTGACTCATTCATAAGGTACTCAGAATAATGACGCGTATTCAGCGTCAGGCCTTTCTTCTTAAAAGCTGATAAGGCCATATCGTATTCTGTTGCAGCAGCTGCGCCATAGGCGACAATATCTTTCATTAATGGAAGATACGCCATAGTATAGGCCAGCCAGGACTTAGCAGCGGCACTTGCTGCTCCTTCGCTGTATATATAACCAGCGGGCATTCCCGTAGGACTACCTTTAGAAGCAGGTCGCGTCTTGTAAAGTGTACGATCCAAGGACCAGCCATAATCACGGTTCCATTTATCGACCTTACGCCAAAATTTATTGGTGGGGTCTAGGAATTTCGTGATCTGGGTTGGAACCTCCTTAAAGTCTTTAAGCTCAAAAAGAAAATTGAGAGCTTGAAAATCAGACTCAAAACGAGGTGCCATGGAAGCCATGGCCCTAGATCTAAAGAAATCGTCCACTTCGAAGCCATCCGGTAATTCACCGTGTACCGGATTATACCAATTTGAGTGCATAGAATCTACACCCTGTGCACGCGTATTGGCATCCCCACGCATTAAATAACCGTAGGGGAGTGAAATGCGATTATTGACCTTGTTATGGTCACACGCATTCCACTTCGGTGGCTTCCGCTCGGTACTAAAAAACGTTTCACTGGAGCTTAACAGATTTCCCCAGTAATCCACTGCTTGGCGAGTTTTCGGACCTTTAAAAAAGGCCGACTTGAGGATAGTCTCGGAATCTAAAGTACAATATCCGGGGTAGTATCCGCAATCGTTGTAACCATAATTACCGGTTGGAAACGACTTGCCAAATTTACAAATAGTGGTATCACGTCTTTTATACATAAAACTCTCCTAGAATTAAGCTGTTGGCGCCCCCCCAATGGGGGCGC